CGAACGCGATTGCCTGCGGCTTGCCATTATCGTAGTCAATCATGATCTTGGTGGCGCCGTGGCGTGCAAGCGCGCCTTGGATTTCCCCGATGGACGTATATACGTCCACTTTCGTCGTATAGTTTTTGATTGCCATGTGCCCACCTCACTCCGGATCGCCGAGAAACCGGATCACGCCCTGACGCATCTGCACCCGGTACGGCTCCAGCTCCCCGGCCGTCATATACTTATGGCCGAATAGTTCTTTCATGTTCTGCCAGTCCTCCCACATGACACGATACACTGCGCGCCCGCGCAGGCACACCAGCACAAACGCCAGCGCGCCCATATTGGCGTGCGATTCCAGTGCACGCGCCTGCTCTTCCGTGACCGCACTTTGCATGATGCGGTCTTTGTCCGTGGCCTTGGCCTCGAACACTACGCTGCTGCCGCCGCATAGCGTGCCCTGAAAATCCGGCTGCGCCTGCTTGGTGAAAACCGCCTCGAACGACCAGCAGCCGCTCGGATTCTGATGCCGGCCGGAAATGACCTTGATCGGCTCCGGCGTCTTGTCAATCTCCGCGTGACAGATCGACCGGTAATATTCGCACGCGGTGAGGATCTGCGCCTCGAAGCTCTCGCCGAGCGCGTGGCTGATGCTCCCCTGCGCCTGGCGCGCTGGGCTCTTGGTCTCCTCGGCGTGGAAAAACTGCAGCGCCTTTTCATACGCTGCGGGATCCAGCTTGCGCGCCGCCTGTTTCTGATAGCGCGGCGGCAGGCTGTCCATACGAATTCCCATTGTGTGCGCTCCTTCCTATGTGGTGTCTTTGATCTCGTAATACTCCTGCCACGGCCAGCCGCTCAGCTCGTGCCAGCCGCTCTTATACTCAGACCCATCGTCAAAGCGATATAGATGCATACCCCGTCGGGCCTTCGGCTCTTTTCGCCACGTCTCTGCCTTGGCCACCTGATAGCGGATCTCCGGCTTGGCCATGCCGGCGCTGCAGGTATACCGCCGGCGGCGGATGCCCTGCTCGCGGCAGCGGCGCATGGTGGAGCGTGATTCCTTGATGAGGTAGGACGCGAGCTTTGCGTGGTTCTTGCGGTCATCGAGCATCTGGAAGCTGATAGACCCCGCGCCATTGGTCACCTTTGTCCAGGCAGCGGCGATGATCTGCGCGTCAAAGCGCGGCAGGAGGATGTGATGATGCACGTTCGTCATGTGCTTGGTTTCGAGCACGGCGATGTATTTCAAGCGCTTGCCCTCTTTGGCGTAGGCCTTGCGCAGCTCGCGGAGGAACGCTGCCCTGTCCCGCTCGGCTTGCTCCAGCGTGATCTCCTTGTCCCAGTAATGCAGGACCATGTGATAATCGCCATAGCGATAGTTACAGTTAATGAGCCAGCGCAGGTGCTCCTCGGCCACGCGCTCGTTGATGCGCTCCTGGCGGAGTGATGTCTCACCGGCAAATGCGCGCTTGCGCGGCTTGACCTCCTTGCTGTGCACACGGGATGAATACATCTTGCGGTGCTCGATCGTGTCGCCGCACACGACGGTGCGATGTACATACGGCATGATTGCCTCCCTGTCTGTCTCCGGTCGAGTTAGTAATTGGTCTTACCGAAGCTGAAAACGCCTTGCGGCGTCAGCGTTTTTCGGCTTGCAGGGCGGGCAACTGTATGCTATAATATATATAGTGTAGCGCGCCCTGCGCTATTGGGTTTTCACCGCCTGCGGGTTTGACGATTTTCGCAGGCGGTGTCTTTTTATGTCTCCGGTGGCGCCCACAAGACGCGCGCCCCGCGGACCGCCTCGTGCCATGGTATGCCCCACAGCTCCGCCGCGCACTGGATCGCCGCGAACGGCGATGCGCACGGCACAACCACAGTCCTGTTCCCCGGGCGTGTCACCCGCGCGCGGCCATGCGCTGCCCAGCGGTCATTCCGGCGGCGCATGGCCAGCTCTGCCGGTGACATATATACGACCTCCGGACGTCTCATGCGACGCCGAGGGCTGTGAAGATCACATGCATGACCCAGCCAAGCAGGCCCCCCACGGCCAAAAACGTCACAGCCATGATGGCGTCCTCCGTCGCGCCGACGATCAAGCGGCGCACCTTCGCCTTGGCGCGCGGATCTCCGAATACCTTCATTCGCTGTCCCTCCCCGCTGCCGTGCGGTACAGCATCTGCATGTTGTTCGCACAGATAGCGCACATCGGCACATCGTGGATATGCCGGACTCCGTCCACGCTCCCGCAAAACTCACAGCCCGGCGCATACTTGCGCAGGATGATGTTGTCCGCGTCTGTATATATCTCCATGGGATCACCCGCCCGGATGCCCATCGTCTGGCGCAGCTCCTTCGGCAGCACGATGCGGCCGAGGTCATCGACCCTCCTGATAATTCCTGTTGCTTTCATTGGTTTCTCCTTTCTCTTGACCTATCTGGCCAGCATCTGGGCGAGCGCCACGGCGCTAATGCCCTCTTTCCCGCTGACGTTGTACCGCTCGCGGCACACCCGTCTGCTTTGCCCTGTATAATTGCTGACGTCTGTCACCGTCAGCACCCGGCGGCCGCCGGTGAACTTCAAGATTTCCTCCAGCTCAAGCCGGAAGGTTTCTTTTTCTCGCGGCATATGTACCTCTCTCCTTTTCGAAATTGCTTTCTGCGGCGTCATGCCAGAAGTTTCGACCACACCAGAATCGCCAACGTGATCGAATTCAGCAGCGTCGCCATGGATAGCATGATGTATCCGGCTCTTGTGGGTCTCACGTCCTCACCTCCAATTAACACATTTTCTTGTTTTCCATCTTCCGCAATGGTAATATTCAACCAAAGGGAGATGAAAAAATGGCTTCAAACACAAATGATTATCTCGACTTTAACGGAACGCATTTGAAGATTCCTGACCTCGTACTTGGGAAGGTCATTCCCGATGTTGGACAAGTGCCAAATTATCGTTCGTTACTCGGCGAGCAACAGGCACTGCTTCAGGAGATTTCTGACCACACGCAGTCACTCGCCGAGCTCCGCCGAATCGCTGACGCCGCATCCGAGCGCGCGGAAATTGCAAGGCAGCAGGCCGTTTCCGCGCAAGAGCAGGCCAGAAAGGCCGAAAAAGATGCCCTGTTCTCGAAAATCGTTGCCATAGTGTCACTCGCTGCATCCATCATCATTCCGCTGGTCACCTGACAGCCGCTCGAGTGCATCTGTATACATCTTCTCGGTTGCCCGCTCCCGCTCGAACGTGGATTTCAGGCAGCTATCGCAGATGTGCTTGCAGATCGCAAGGCATACAAGGAAGCCAACAAAGCAACAGATCACGCCAACGGCGACCAGCGTCTTCAGGGTGTACATGTCCTCACCTCCAATCGGTAGTTACAGCTTGCTGTTGTAGTCTTTTAATTTGACTTGGATGATAATCTCGGAGCATTTCAGCGTCACGAAATTGACTTTGGCGTCCAGCACAGCCGGCGCGGCCTTGGAAGGAATGCTGTACATGCTGCTGAAACGGCCAATCACCTGTGCGCCAGCTTTCACCACGACGGGAACTTCATCGCTGGCCGCTCCAATCTGGCTGCAAAAATCAAAGACAGTAATTTTTCTCATGTTCTCACCTCCAATCGAATGAATTGCGCGCGCCTTACGACGCGCGCTTGCTGTGCTCCAGCGCCATCGCCAGCCCCTCTGCAAAGGCGCAAAGCTGCGCCTTCTGCATCTCGTTCATGCTCTGCATCATGGCCGCCAGCCGCTCGATTGTTTTCCGCTCATTTTTTGTAAGCATTTTGTTCACCTCCTTGCGTTGCTCCGTGTCGTCGGACACGGGCGTTTGTGTTTATATACACATAATACAGCCGCCAGTTGAGCTTGTCAACACATTTTTACGCAAATTCTGTGATTTTTTGTGTTGACATACTCATGCAAGCGTGATAGATTATTGTCATCGTCAGGAGGTGATACTACGAATAGCAGAATTAAAGAAGTTCGGAAAGCGAAAGGGCTTTCGCAAGCCGCGTTCGGCGCACCGTTCGGCGCAAACAGAGACATGATTAACAATGTGGAAAACGGCAGAGCTGCGGTTTCCGATATTATGATTGCGTCCATCTGCCGCACTTACGGAGTGAATGAGCGCTGGCTGCGCACCGGTGAGGGCGAGATGTTCGTGCAGATCTCGCGCGACGAGGAGGTCATGGCCTTCGTCGGCGATGTCATGCGCGGCGAAGAGGATAATTTCCGCCGCCGCTTCCTGCTTGCGCTGTCGCGGCTGCCGGAGGAGCGCTGGGCGGATATTGAGGCGTTCGCCCTCCAGATCGCCGAAGAAAACAAAAAAGCGGATCAGGATTGATTTCCTGATCCGCTTTGCTTTGCGTGCGTTTGTTTGTCTTTGCGTGCGTTTTTCCGGTGTTTTGCCGGTGTTTTTCTTTTTCACGCGGCAGTGCGCAGAAATTTCAGCGTCAGCCGCAGCTCCCGCTCGCCGGCCGCTTCCAGCAGCCGCTCGATTTCGCGCCGTAAGTACGCCCTCCATTCCGTTTCCGTCATAGTTCATCCTCCCATAAGTTTTCCACGGTCGTCCCCAGCGCCTTTGCGATCCGAATGGCGAGGCGGACGTTTGGAATGCTCTTGCCCCTCTCAACGTCGCACAGCGTGCTTGTCCCACACCCCACCTTTCCGGCCAGCCACCGCAGGCTGACGCCTTTGTATTCTCTATACTCCCGTACATTGTTTTTCATCCTCGCCATAATCCTACCACATTTTTCGGCTGCGTGTTGAAAACGTTCGGTATTCCGAACGTTTTTTGCTAACTTATTGCAATACTGCCCGAAATATGCTATTTTTCAATTATCAGCCGTGTGCACATGGCAGAAGGATGATATGTATAAACATCGGAGGATGCAGTATGGAGACGGAGCGTTCGTACACAAAAAGCCCGATTTACAAACGTTGGTGGTATATTGTTCTGATATTTATCTCTGTATTGTGCTCGTTTATAAATTCCATAAAACCAGCGCTTTTTATATTCTTCAGCATCGTCGATTGTTTACTCATCGTCCCGATCCTGAAAAATGTGTATACCAAGCGCAAGCTCAAAAATAAAAGCATATCCGCTTTCGATATAGCCTTGGCATTTGCAATCATCGCAATATACACCTTTGTGTCCGCCATTGTCATTGCCGCCTCCTATATTGGAGACGATTATTACGCTAATGCAGATAGCATCGGCACCACTTATCTTATGATTTCCGCCGGCGCTATCTTAATCAGCATAGCTTGCGCCATCGGCGGTTCTGTTTCCGCGATCTCCCGCAATGGAATCAGAATTTTTACCTCGCCCCTCACGTACACCACAGAATCCATTAACGCTGAACTCAGTCCCTCCCCAACGGCGCAAGAACCCACCGCAGCAGGTACTGACCCTGTCAAGCAACCGCCAGTTGTTCCAGACCGTTTTGCGTCACTCGTTCTGTCAAAAATACCGTTTGCCTACACCGCGAAAGCATCCAGCAACGTACCTGAAAACACACCGAAACGTACCCCAGCAGCGGAAAAAGCCCCTGAGGCAAGCATCCACACCACCAAACAACTAAGCAAAGAACCCCATGCGCAAATCAGCAACGAACAATCCGATTTGGATATGATTCGCAAAATGGAACGTGATTTTCAAAAGAGTTACAAAACTGCATTCTCCCGCCTTTATAATCGTGATGACTGCCGCAGAACATTTGATGCGCTAAAGAAAAAATATAGTGATCCTTCCCTGCCTCTGGCAGTGCATGTTCGCTATGGGCAGCTCTGCGAGGAATATGCACCTAAATTTGCTTCTCCTAACCCGATGGGGAAAGTCGATCACATGGACGGACACCGCTTTGAAAATTATTGCGCTACCGTTTTGCAAAAGAACGGCTTTGTCAACGTGTCTGTGACGCCTGGTTCTGGAGACCAAGGTGTTGATGTGATTGCCGAAAAAGAAGGCGTGCGCTATGCCGTCCAGTGTAAATGCTATTCTTCCGCGCTGGGGAACACGCCAGTGCAGGAAGTGTGCGCCGGTAAAAGTATGTACAACTGCCATGTTGGTGTTGTGATGACAAATAATTATTTTACTGCCGGAGCAAAGCAACTAGCCGAAAAGAACGGCATCTTGCTGTGGGATCGCGATAAGCTGCAGCAGATGATCGACAGTGCGATCAGCGAAGAAAGCACCGTGTGAGGAGGCGTGGCACGCATGCAGCCTGAAATCTATAGGGTCATGTACCGCCTGGTCCACAAATACGGCTGGAATTGGGGCATCACGCGCGGCCTCATCAATCGCCGGTTCGGCACGAACTACACCGCCGATGAGCTGAAAGAGCTGTACAGGCGGCATTTCCTGACTAAGGGAGAATGAAGTGCCGTAAGTCAAATCTACGCCAAAAATGTAAACATTTTATTCTATCCGCAAATTTTTTTATCATTTCTATTGATATTATTCTCTAAAAGTAATATTATTGCGCTGAGGTACATAGAATGAAAAGAGAAGAAGTGCTATCCTGGCTATGCAGCATACTCGGTGAACTTCTGTATACTCGTGAATTTTATCAAGAGTTGGTCGAGCTGATTGCCGAAACCGGTATTGAAGAAAAGCTTTTTGCTACACTCATCCGGCAGTTAAAAATGCTGTCCATGTTCGGTGCGCAAGCAGTACAGTCTAAAGAGTTTGAATCCATCGGCAACGGCCTGTTCAGTATGCACCTTACAGGCAACGGGTACAACATACGAGTGCTATATTCGTTCCTGCAAAACCAACAGCCGATTCTTTTGTTATCCTTCTACGAGCGAGGAGGAAAGCGGAAGACCGACTACACCAAGTATATCGAGCCAGCAAAAGCACGCCTCGAAGAAGCCAGAAAGGGAGATAACCATGAAAACGCCTAACACCTACGCACTACTGGATGCGCTTTCAAAATCCATGTCCCCGGCCGCAATCAAGCTCGCAGGACTGCAGGGAGTAATCGCCGCGGAGATTTGCAAAAAACGCTTTGATCTCCACATGAATCAAAAAGAATTCGCCGACTATATGGGCGTGTCTCAAAGCACCGTGTCAAAATGGGAGAAGGGCGAGACAAACTTCACGCTCAATACACTTTCCCAGATCGCTGATAAGCTGCAAATCCCAATGCAATGCCCGTTTGTCACTACTGCTCCGCCGCACTATAATCAGGGGCAAATCTTTCGTTTTGACGATTACAGACCGTGCGAATGGCACGTCGAATCTTCCAACAACGCAGAGTTTAAAACTCTGGATGACGCGGATGAATTGATGCAAATGTAATAATGGAGGTAGCTATGTATCAGTACACAAACGGCTTTAGCTGTGCTCTCAGCGGAAATGGCAACGAATTTGTGCTTTGCTTCGCACAACAGTGTCCCAGTTTCGACAGCACAGATAAACTCGGCAAAATCACTAAAGAGCCTGTCGCCTCTCTTATTATGAGCGCCGACAAGGCCAAAGAGCTTGCACGCGCTATCGAAACGCTTTGCAGCGCCGTCCTGCCAGGTGAAGATGCAATTCCCACGGTACCGGATATCAAATGAGAATTGCCCCGGTGCAACGCACCNTGGGCAGTCACTGGGCCCATTTATTTTGTTGTTGCTACTCTATCTGATATCAGTTTTTGCTTAATTCCCATGATATCGTTGCGGCTGTATGTTACGCCCTGTTCTACCAGCCGAAGATATTTCGTGGCCTTTCTGCGAAGCGTAGTATTGAGTGCTTTGTTCTTGCTGACATAATGGTAAGCGCTGATTCTGTATGGCGCTTTTATGTATCGTTCATCAATCGGGAACATGTCTCCAATCAGAAACACTCGCTCCTTCGAAGCGACCAATCCAATATGATAATAGATACACTTACCTACGCCGCGCTTTTTCTCTTCTTTCGCAATTTTTCTTTTATAATTATCAACTTGTGAACTGATTGGAATCACCCAATCCACACCGTCGGTATCTTGAAACAGATAATAGTACGGCCTTCCTTCCTGCTTATTGTCAACCCAGTATCCGTTCCCAAATTCGGTGAAGTATCGGTCTTTAACCGTATAAAGGCCATGCGCAACCAACTGCATAGGCTTCTCCTCTGTCTATAATGCAGAAGCCCCCCGCTTTCTGCAGAGGGCTTCGTGTGTTGCAAGCCTGCACTTGTATGCCGCACGCAGGCGGGCGGCAATCGTAAGCAAGTCGCACTCTTATTGGCCGCTGGCGACAGGCGGCAGTTGCGTGGTGGACGCGAGATGACGAAACATGTGTTTCTTATCTTGCATAGGATGATAAACATCCTACGGTTATATTCTATGCTTTTTTCACGGAAATGTAAACATCTAATTGCACATAATTTACTATCTTTGGTTGTCTAACTTTAACAAATATGTGCATTTTTGCACTTGACTGCTCGCTCTCTTTACTCCTTGCAAGCATCTATTCCTTTCCCCGGTGCAGTGCTCTAGGGAAACAGTTAAATTTCAAAATCAAGCGTTTTTGTAATTCAACATTTCATCGCACTGTTATCTTTACAAATTTCCGAACATTTCATTCTTATACAAAACCGCCCCGGTGCTGCAACACCAGGACGGTCAGAGTAGAAACCCACCAATACGTCAATAAAGGGAGCCGTCTACCCTTTTATGATACCATAGGAGGACACCAATGGCAAGAAAAAGGACAAAATACACGCTGCGCAAAGATGGCCGCATCGTCCTGTCTGACACCATCAATGGCGAGCGGAAGTATTTCTACGGGAAAACCGACAAAGAAGTCGAGCAAAAGCGTGACGACTATATCCGCGAATTGGAGAAACACGCGAACAATGCCGCAGACAATGGCCGTACATTCGAGGCCGTCGCCGATGAATGGTGGGAGCAGTGCGAACCGCGCCTGTCTCCGAATACCGTATGCGGTTACAGAACGGCGAAAAACCGCGCCGTGGACGCTTTCGGCAATCAGTATGTTGCGGACATCACCGGTCACCAGATCGTTGTCTTCCTGCAGCGCTTCGCCGCGCGCGGCTACTCTCAGAAGGTCATCAATAATACTAAGTCTGTGATCCGGCAGATTCTGAACTATGCCTTTCTCTGCGGCGATATCGACGCAAACCCCTGCATCGGAATCCCGACACCAAAGGGCAACCCGCGCGTACCCAGAAATCCGACTCCGCCGGACGATCTGCAGAAAATCGAAGAATCCAAGACAGAGAGCCTGTTCGCACGAATGTCGTATTTCATGGCGTACACGGGGGCACGTCGCGGAGAAGCCGCTGCGCTGAAGCAAAAAGATATTGACCTCACTACGCGAACTGCGCGCGTCGCGCGTGCCGTTGCATATTCCGACACACGAAAGCCGGTTCTCAAAGCCCCTAAGACCGAAGCCGGCGTGCGCTACCTCGACCTGCCGGATAACGTTATCGAGATCCTGCCGCACTATGACGACCCGGAGACATTCATCTTCTTCCCGGACGGCTTGCCGACAAAAACGGAGTTGGAATCCGGCCTGAAAAAATACCAGCAGAGCCACGGCATCCAATCGACCGCACACCAGCTCCGACATGCATACGCCTCCATGCTGCACAGCGCGAATATCGACGTCAAGGATGCGCAATACCTGCTCGGGCACTCCACCGTCGCAATGACGCAGGACATCTACACCGACCTGGAGGACAAGCGTAAACAGCAGGTACACAACAAGGTCAACCGGTACGTAAAACGCAGCAGAAAGTTGTCAAAAGTGTTGTCAGAAAGTGATAAGCACTGAAAACACGTGATTCTATTGGGGTTCGAATCCCCGCTGGAGCACCAAAAAATCTCCTCGCCTTTTGGCGGGGAGATTTTTTCTGGTCGCTCCCGGGGAGTCGAAGTTTATCCCCG